AGCTCTGCTACGCCCGTTCGCGTGAACAATGCTGCAACTACTAACCTTACCGCAGTTAAAGGGTCTGCCGGAAAGATTTGGGGTGGTTATGTAGTTAATACAGGTACAGTACCCGTTTACTTGAAATTGTTTAATGCAACTTCTACAGGTAACGTAACTTTAGGTACTACGAATCCTGTTGTTAATTTACCTATTCTACCTGGCGGTATGATTAATATAGCATCTATTGTAGATCAGTACGGATTGTACTTCAGTACTGGTATTGTATACGCTATAACATCAGGAGCTATAGATTTAGATAACACAGCTTTAACAGCTGCTAACACAGTCGTAGGAACTCTATTGTACGTATAATATACTACCCCCGAAAAATTAGACCTTGACTTTTCGGGGGTACTTAGATATACTACTATGAAATCAAGGAGAAATTGTGGCAGAAGACCTAAAAAGATATGAGGTCAAGTACATTCGAGATGGAATTAAAGCGCGCTATAAAAAAGGTAGCGAGTGTGAAATCTGCGGAAGTACTGATAAGCTCGATTTTCACCACTGGTACTCTCTAGCAGAGCTTTATCGTAAGTGGTGCCTAATAAACAAAGCAAAAGTCACCAGCGTTGACGACATTATGCGCGTTCGCGAGGACTTTTACAAAGATCATGAGTACGAGCTGCTAGATGCTGCAAGTACCTTGTGTAACACTCATCACGAGAAGCTGCACAAGATATATGGAAGAAACCCTGCCCTCGCTACTGCGAAAAAGCAGGAACGGTGGATCGCTATCCAGAAGGAAAAACATAATGAGCTTCCTATCGTGGACGGTTGAGAAACTTAACCCTTCCCAGCCGCTATTAAGTAGCTACGGAAAAGAAGAAGTACCGAGTTTAGGTGCAGCCTATTCTTACCAGCAATGTTACGAACAACTAGAAGTTGTAAACCGCGCAGTCAACATGATTGTAGACGACGTAGCTGCTATTAAGAACAAAGTAGGAGAACCTCTTTCAATCATTAGTAGACCTAATGTACGAAAAAAGAGTCTCGAAAAGCTTCTTAACAAAGAACCAAATCCTTTTCAAGACATAAACTCTTTTAAGCGCGCGCTAATTATGGACTTGTTGTTAGACGGCAACTTCTTCATCTATTACGACGGTGTGCATATGTATCAGTTGCCTTCCGTTAGAATGACGGTTGTAGCGGACGAAAAGAATTATGTCTCTCACTATGAGTTCGATGGAAAAGATAAGTACAAGCCTGAAGAGATCATTCACGTAAAAGATAATAGTTACAAAAGCATTTACCGAGGCACCTCTAGACTAGAGCCAGCGCTTAGAACCATGCGAATTATTGTGGAGATGCGTAACTTTCAGGACAACTTCTTCAAGAACGGCGCTGTGCCAGGTCTTGTACTAATGACGGACGATGTTCTGAACGAGCGCTTAAAGAAGCGTTTAACAGACGAGTGGTCCAAAAAGTATAGACCAGGAACTGGTGGACGCCGACCAATCATTCTAGACGGCGGTCTTAAGATTGATCAAATCTCTAACGTCAGCTTCTCGGACCTGGACTTCCAGAATTCTATTAAGTCTTGTGAAGAAACAGTACTAAAAGCTCTAGGTGTTCCTCCAATCCTTTTGGATACAGGAAATAATGCGAACCTTAGACCAAACCACAGATTGTTTTATCTAGAGACAATCATACCCATTGTGGAAAAAATAAACTCAGCTATGGAAAGGTTCTTCGGATATGAAATATACGAAGATACTACATACGTTGAAGCTCTGAGACCGGAGTTAAAAGATCAGGCGGCGTACTATCAAAGTCTGGTAAACGGTGGAATCTTATCTGCCAACGAAGCTCGAATCGAGTTGGGCCGAGAGCCTGATCCTGATCCCGAGCATAATAAGTTGCGTATACCTGCAAATATTGCCGGTAGTGCAGCGGATCCATCACAGGGCGGTAGGCCAAAGGAAGATTCTAATGGCAAGTCGGACTGAGGTTCTGGAAACATTAACAAAATACTTTGAAACTAAGGGCCGTGTACTGACTTCTCAAGAGTATGCTCACGAGACAGACACCCCCATACGAATCCAGCAAGTCAATGCATTCTTTGGCTCCTGGAAAAGATTGGAGAGATTACTTATGGCAGATAATGCTAACGATGGCGCTGCAACTGACATCGACGCTGTACTTCGTGCACGTAACGAAGCAGCAGCAGCTGCACAGGCCCAGTGGCAGGAAGCTAGCGAAAATCAGGACGTGAAGGCACGTCGTGAAGCTGAAGCTCAGTACGTTGCAGAGATTTATGCTCGTAACGCAGCTACTCCAGAAGGCGCAAACGCTAACAAGGTAGCCATTGGTGGTAAGCTACCACAGGAACAGCAGGATTACCGTTCTATGGGTGCCCTAACGGTTGACGTTAAGGAAACCGGCGAGCAGGTTATCGTAAACACTGAGCCTGAAGTACCGACCACGTCTAACGAAGATCCACGTACTCCACAAGAGCTACGTGACGCTGTTGCCGCAGAAAACGACGTTAAGACAGGTTCAGCGAAGGTTGACACCTCTACAGCTGGTGGCTCCACCGGTCAGGCATCCACTGACACTGTTGACGCTCTAGGCGCAGACACTGTTGATGCTGATAACATCAAGGACAAGTCCACCACGAATACTTCTTCGACGGAGAATACCAAGGTTCCGGCTGACGAAACCAAGGCTGCTCCTACAAAGAAGTAATCCAGAATGGCTCGTGTATTTAAGCTAAACTCTGTAATTAAATCAGTTACAGAGGATGGCGATCAGCTGAAGATCGTAGGATATGCGAGTACAGCTGACACGGATCGCGCCGGGGACGTAATCGTCCCCGACGCTTGGACCAGAGGCGGTCTTGATAATTATTTAAATAACCCTATCCTGCTACTTAACCACAACTACAATCAGCCAATTGGCAGAGCTACTAATGTGGAAGTTGATGCAAAAGGTCTACGACTAGAGGCATCCATTAGCAAGTCAGCAGGCGCCCCATACGGGTTAATCAAAGATGGCGTACTGAGTACTTTCTCAGTAGGATTTATGGTAAAGGATGCAGACTACAGTGATGTGACCAACGGTTATATCATTAAGGATGCAGAATTACTTGAGGTATCGGTTGTATCCGTACCCTGCAACCAAGCAGCTACTTTCAGCATTTCAAAGTCACTAAAAGATGACGCTGAAGAACTGACTAAATTTAACAAAGAAGTTAACGCTTTAAAGGGCCAGGAAAAAAGCAGTAGTGAAGTAAATACTTCAGACGCTAATTCCTCACCTAAGTCCGGTACGGAAGAAGTACCTCCGGAGAAAATTACAATGAATCCTGAAGAAATCGCAGCACTTGTAGCTAAGTCAACAGCAGAAGCGCTAGCAGCCCAGAAGGCCGCTGACGACAAGGCTGCTGCTGAGAAGGCTGCTGCTGAGAAGGCTACTGCTGAAGCAACTGAAAGAGCTACAGCTGCCGCACAGGTTGCCGTAAAGAGCATCGAAGAGAAGATGCTCGCTGATCTTGACGCCAAGATCAAGTCCAATGACGCAACTCTAGAAAAGACCATCGCTGACATGAAGAGCGAGTTCGAAGCCCGCGCAGAAGACTTCCAGAAGATGGCAGCCAGCAAGCGCAACTTTAGCGACCGCAGCGGCGGTGGTTATGGCTCGAATGATGTTGTCAAGGAACACTACCAGGACGTAGAGAACGCTGTCTTCCTAACGAAGCTGCGTAACGCTCAGAACCGTCACGAAGGCGTAGCTCCTATTGCACTTACCGACACCAAGATTGGTAAGAGTCTAATGGAGAAGTTCAATACTCACTCTACCGTTACAGTCGGTACCGATCGTCTAGAAACGACTGTTACCACGAACATCGAGCGCGATATTCAGAACGAGCTAATTCTTGCTCCTATGTTCCGCGAAATTCAGATGAACAGTGCACAGATGAGCTTCCCAATTGCTCCTGACGCTGGTTATGCTGAAATCACCAGCGCAACTACTGCTTCTGGTACTCAGCCAAACGGTAACGTTGACCCTCGTGGTGCTGGTTACGGCGCTCCATACCAGGGTATCACACTAACTGAAAAGCTATTCAGCACAGTTAAGATGATCGGTAAGGGCTACCTAGGTAACGAGACTGAAGAGGATGCTATCATCCCTATTCTGCCTCTAATCAAGGATTCCATGGTACGAAGCCACGCTCGTGGTATCGAAAACCTCCTTCTAGCTGGTAACACCACCCAGGGTGTTTACACTTCCGGTGCTGCTAACGGTCTTCTGAAGTTCGCTTCTACCTCTGGTCGTACGGTTACAACCGCTGCTTCCGATACCAAGCTAACAGCTGCAATGCTATTCCAGCTACGTCAGGTAATGGGCAAGTATGGTCGTGATGCTCGTAAGATCACTTACATCATCTCCCAGGATGCTTGGTACCAGCTAGCACAGGATCCAGAATTCCTAGACGCCGATCTAGTTGGTTCTGACAACGCTGTGAAGCTAACAGGTACTGTAGGTCGTATCTACGGATCAAACGTTCTAGTTTGTGACGAGTTCGCACCTGCTGCATCTGGTAACTACTTCGCTCTTGCACTTAACACCAGCAACTTCGTTATCCCTCGTCTACGTGGTATGACAGTTGAGAGCTGGTACGACGTCGAGAATCAGCGCACAGTTCTTGTAAGCAGCCAGCGTCTTGGTTTCGACGAAATCATTCCAAACGCACCTTCTGTCGTAGGCATGAAGTACGCTTAAGGACAATCTGGGTGGGGCTTCGGTCCCACCCAGGGTTTTTATTAGATCATGGACTTAATTACACTACAAGAGTATAAAGACTTCTACAACATAAAGAAGCCTGATGAAGATTCGCGACACTCTATGCTAATTAGTATGGTTAGTGCTCTAATACAAACCTATATCGGAGTTGACGCTGATGGCGGCAAACAAGTAACCGAAACAATCTCTCTAGACTATGATACGGATACCATCTTTTTAGATAACTATCCTATTGTAGGCCCTGTGACTGTTTTTGAAACTAGTCGCTACACATGGGACTCCACAGTACACGTACCCTTAGTATACGCTTCAGACTACTCGGTTAATCTAGCAGACGGAATTCTTACACGTAATTACGTTGTAGGTGGCTTTGCTAATTGGCCTATCAGTCCTGGAAATATAACGGTTAGTTACACTACAGGTTCCACTTGGGGTTATGATGTAGTAAATGTACCTGCTGACCTAAAGCTTGCAGCTATTGAGTTGGTTAAGTACTATAAGGATGAAGAATTTAAGCAGTCC